CTGACTTAAAGAGCCGCGAAGAAAAAGGCATTCAAACCTATGGCGGCACAGTAGACCAGGCTAACTTGACAAAAGAGCAATGGCTACAGCACGCATACGAGGAAGCGCTAGACCTTTGTATATATCTTAAAAAATTAATGGCATGAGTAAATACATTTACGAGGAAAACGGTAATTGCGTTAATGACGATAGCATGTATTATAAAGCTAACGGTATAGTAGCTAGTTATGGCATAGCTAAAAATAAACACGGATACGCTAGAACCTTCCAAACTACAGGCTCAAATATTACTATTTGCAGGCCTATTTCTTGGGAAGATGAGGATATTAGCAATACAAAAAATGAAGCTATAACTCTAGTTAAATCAGAGCTAAAACAAGCTTTAATAACAGCTAATTACAATGGGCAGTTTGACGGTATTTTATTGGCAATGGGTGAAATAGAGCTACCGGTAAAACAAGAAATTAAAGAAATAATAACTAAACAACAGCTAGAGCTATTTTAATATGAGTAAAATAATTCCTTTACATAAAACAGTAAGAATGTACCGCCTTTTCTACGGTTATTCACAGGAATACGTAGCTTTTAAGCTGGGTATAGAGCAGAGTAACTACCACCAACGAGAACACGGCAATACCATGTTTAAAGATCACGAAATAGAAGTTTTAAAAGACTTATTTAAAATTGAAATAAGAGAGGATGTAAATTACACTATATAATAGTGTTAATAACTAACTAAAGAGCTGTATTAACCTACAGCTTTTTTTATACCTTTACAATATGTGGCCATTCAAAAAGAAAGTAAAGCAAGCCGTTAAACCTGAGGAGCTTTTAAAAGACTTGCAGCCGACCCTTTGTAGTACATACGTTATACAGTGGAACTATGCTGAGGAATTAGAGAATGAGGCCATTTTTGCGGATAATGTGCCGCTCGCTTTCGACGCTAAAGAGGCAGTAGCTATTCAGGCAGAGGTAGAATTTAACGCCGACGGTACCTATAAAGTAGGCCATAAAACTCTAGTATTTATAAAGGGCGTAGGTGCTCCATTTATAGTAGACGTGCCTTACAACGAGTTTAAAAAATATTGGCAAGAATTTAAAACCAACGAAGCTTATAATGAAATCTACAAGAACAGGCCGTAACATAATTATTACCCAGGCTAAGCTAACCGACCGTTTATATTTAATGAGCGACGTGCATTGGGATAACCCCCATTGCGACCGAAAGTTATTAAAGCAACACCTAGACAAATGTTTAGAGGAAAACATAGGCATAGGTATAAATGGAGATTTATTTTGCCTTATGCAGGGCAAGTATGACCCCAGGCGTAGTAAAAATGATATTCGACCGGAGCACAACGTAGCGAACTATTTAGACGCGGTAGTAAATACAGCTATAGACTATTTTAAACCTTATGCCCATTTAATACAGTTCGTCGGTTATGGTAACCACGAAACGGCTATAATTAAGAATTGCGAGACCGACGTAATAGAACGTTTTGTAAGCGGTTTAAATAGGGAAGCGGGAACGGAAATACAAGTAGGCGGTTATGGTGGTTGGTGGGTAGTGAGGGTAGAGTTAAGAAAAAAAGTACATTCTCTTTTCAAAATAAAATATTACCATGGCTCAGGCGGTGGCGGAGTAGTTACTAAGGGCGTTATTCAAAATAACCGAATGCAGGTAATGATAGAAGGTGCCGACTGCATTTGGAGCGGCCACGTTCACGAACTTTATCACCATGCAGACATGGCAGAGGAATTAGTATTTAGTCATTCGGGAGGCTTTAGAGTAGACACTAAATATATTCACCACGTCAGAACGGCAAGTTATAAAGAGGAATACGACGAGGGTTACATGGGCTTTCACGTTGAACGCATGCGACCCCCCAAACCTCTAGGCGGTTACGAGTTAAACTTTACAACTAGGCGCGAAATTAAAACGCATGACATAACCGAATTAGTGCCTAATTTTGTTCAATGGCGAGAGAAATAAATTGGCAGTTTAAACCCTTACCCCGACAGCAGGAAGCTTTACAATATCTCAGCAACGACAGTACTACCGAAGTAATACTTTACGGCGGAGCTGCGGGGGGTGGTAAAACTATGCTAGGTTGTACTTGGCAAATTATACGACGTCTTAAATACCCAGGCACGCGCTCCTTAATAGGCCGTGCAAAATTAGATACACTAAAAAAGACTACAATAGCTACCTTTATGGAGGTGGCTAATAGCATAGGCTTAGTACCTGGACAAGACTTTGTTTACAACCAACAAAGCCATATAATTAAGTTTATGAACGGCTCAGAAATAATACTAGCCGACCTCTTTTTATACCCTTCCGACCCGCATTTTACGGATCTAGGCGGGTTAGAAATTACAGACGCCTTTATAGACGAAGCTACCGAAATAAGCGAGAAAGCTTTTAATATAGTTAGCTCACGTATTCGTTATAAGTTAAACGAGTACAACTTACAGCCGAAAATATTACTTACTTGCAACCCGTCTAAAGGTTGGATCTATAACCAATTTTACCTACCCTATAAAAATAAAAACCTAGCAGAGCACCGCGCTTTTATTCAGGCGCTACCTGGAGACAATTTACACCTACCTAGTGGCTACGTCGTAAGCTTGCAACGTTTGCCCGAAGTAGATAGAAAACGCCTACTAGAGGGAGACTGGGAGTTTGATAACTCAGCGGATAGGCTATACCAATACGACGAGCTTATAAGGTGCTTTCGTGAACCTTTGAATGTTGGAGAAAGTTATATAACGGGAGATATTGCGCGCCTTGGAAAAGATAGAACGGTACTATGCGCGTGGAAGGGTTTAAGTTGCGTAGATATTGTTATACTTAGACAAAAAAGACAAGACGAAGTAAAAGCAGAAATACAGCGAATGCAGAAAATGTATAACGTAAAACTGTCTAACGTGCTAGTCGACGAAGACGGGGTAGGCGGTGGCCTAGTTGACGCCATGCGCTGCCGCGGTTTCCAAAACGGAAGTAAGGCGGTAAGAGGTTCGCACTACCAAAATTTAAAAGCCGACTGTTACTTTAAACTAGGGGAGCTAATAGATAAAAACGAAATAACTCTACCGGTACGACTGCAGGAAGATATAGTAAAAGAATTAGAGCTAATTAGACGGGTGGACCCTGACAAGGAAGGGAAGCTAAGGGTTACGAGTAAAGATACAATTTCACAGCGGACAGGTGGACTTTCGCCCGATATTGCAGACGCCATAATGATGCGAGCCTATTTTGAATTACAACCGAATTTTAACAAGTACGCGTTTATATAGTCTAGTAAACTTTTGCGAAAACCAACAAAAGACAATAAAAGACGTCTAGTGGCAAACGTTTGACGTAGATAATTTTCACCAAAATAAGGCTTATAGTTGATAATAACCCACAGGACCACAACTCCTAAAAAGTGTAAATTTTTACATTTATTGGTACTTAAAAATGTACCGTAAGGGTATAATGACTAAGAAACCATATTTTAATATACCCGATAAGGTACAAAAAAAAAGGGCTCACCTTTGTGAGCACCTTTCTTAAACCATAAACAACTAACTTTTACATTTGACACAGCAGAAAATTAGTGTTACAAATGTATTCAGTGAATTTCTATTGTTAATAAGATAGTTGTTAAACGAATAGCCAAGTTATTAAATAGAATTACTTTTATAATTAGAAAATGAAGCACGAAGAAAGTAAAATACAGGAACTAGTAGTTAGGTACTTACGAGCTGCCTACCCTACGGCTTTATTTTGCGCAAGTTCGGGAGGTGCTAGAATGAGTATGAAACAAGCTTTAGTTATGAAACGCACGGGTTACGTTCGCGGCGTTCCCGATCTAGCCATTTATGAACCTAGAAATAATAAGCACGGGTTATTCATTGAAATTAAAACGGATAAGGGCGTAGCTTCCTCATTTCAAAAAGAATGGCAGGAAAAGTTAATAGAGCGAGGTTACGAGGCGAAAATATGTAAAGGCTTCGACGCATGTATTAAAACTATAGATGAGTACTTTAGATCGTGAAATAAATAAGTATTACGCCGAATGGCGGAGAATTGCCCGAAGCGAATACCCAGGCAATACGGATAAAGCCGACGATTTATTGCACGAAGTACTTATAAAAATACTAGAGGGCGACCGAGACAAGATAGAAGGAATAATAAAAAGGAATAAGTTTAAGCAGTACGTTAGTAACTGCATTCGCTTTATGGCTCGCTGTTCTAACAGTTCGTTTAATTATACGGTAATGAAGTTCGAGAAATTAAGAACCGAACTTAACCATGATATACAAGAGGACTTTACGAGCGCAATACCTACGCGACTATTTAATGAGCAAATAGATATTTATATTAGTAGGCTTCCATTTTTCGAGCGGGAGCTATTACTACTTTATGCCCTAGACGATTTTAGCTACCAAAAATTAAGCGAGGAAACCAATATAAGCCGCAGCTATTTATACCGCACAATAGAAAACGCTAAAACCATGTTAAGAAACTCACTAACCTTAAATAAATACGATGTTAATAAATGAAAACGACTATACGGCAAGGCTAGACATTTGTAAAGCCTGTCCGGTATTTAATGAGAAGTTCGGAACTTGTGGACCTCCAACGAATGCTATTAACCCATTTAAAAAACCCCATACGCTAGACGGCGTTACATTTAAGCCGTGTGGTTGTCCCGTTGCCCATTTGGCTAGCTACGCGGTGCAAGACTGCCCAGGGAAGAGGTGGCTAAAGATAAACGCGGAGCAGTGGAAACCTCAGGCCATGAAGTTTTTACAGGAACTAAAAGAGAGAGGCGAAAAGCAATACAACACGCGAATGAGTGCGAAGGAAGTTAGCCAAGTTTTCGAGCTAAGAAAAGAGCTGCTAGGTAAACGTGATAACAAGACATTCACGAATTGTGGAAGCTGCATGAAGGACCTCATTAATACATTAACTATTTTTTTGGCTAACGATCTAAAGACTACTGAGCCTAGTATAACAGTAGAAAAAAAGAAAAGAGGCCGTAAACCTAAAAACCAACAACCATGATTTTAAGCATTTACTTATTAGTACTTAGCATTCACACCATTTTTTTAAGCGCATACGTCGCGAAATACGAAACTGAGTTTGTTACTTGGTATACTTTCTTAGGTATATTCCTGACAGGTCTCGTATGGCCTTTATTTTGGTGCCATTGGTGCTATCTGAATTTCTTTAAAAAAAAGTGAATAACTATATTTCAAACCTATCTAATTATTATTAATCTTTGTGCCATGCGAAATAGGGGAAATAATAGTTTAGTTCAAGATTTTCTAAAAGTGGTGCCTGGGGTGGTTTCGCATACGCCCTGGGCATTTTCTTTTTATGACTAGGGAGACCCATTTAACCTGCGTAAGGCAAAGCGCAGTATAGAAAGCCTAAACTTGTAGAACTACGCTACTTGGACCGAGTAAATGCTACTTGTGAGCGTGAACGTTTGTTTTTCTGGGGAGCTTTTTCTTTTCTTTCTTTTTCTTTTTTAGCTTTTTTCTTTTTCTTTCTTTTCTTTTGAATATCATTTATATATATACGTATATTTAAGTATATATAACTAACTAACTAAGTAACTAAGTCAGATAAAAACAAGTATACTTTTACACTATCTTATAGAATAATCTCTTTAACATGAATAATGAATATAATTTTTTGCGCGCTCAGGTAAAAGCTTTCCACCCTAACTGGAGTGAGGAGCAAATTAACAAAGAAATAGAACGCATTTTAAACGAGGGAGAAGGTGGCGAAGATGAAAACTGTCTTTACTGTGGATCTTAAAACTAAATAAAATGATAAGGGACTATTTAGCAATAGATGAATTAAAGCTCCATGAGGATAACCCTAGGACTATTTCCAAAAAGAAATTTAACAAGCTTAAAAAGTCTATAGCTAATTTTCCCGATATGTTAGCAGCTCGACCCATTGTAGTAAATGAGAATAAAGAAATTATAGGGGGTAACATGCGTTTTTTAGCATGCAAAGAGCTAGGTATTACAACCGTGCCCGTTATAATTGTTAATTGGTCCATAGAACGCCAACGGGAGTTTATGGTTAAGGATAACATAAACCATGGAAGTTGGGACCTGGATAAACTATTTAACGAGTGGGAACCTGAGGAAATTAAACAGTGGGATATACCGGTAGTACATGAGGTAATGCTAGACGTATTTGACAGGCAAGAAATAACTTTTAGATTAAACCAAAAAGAGGCGGACTTTGTTACGTCGGAACTTAGTAAATTTGGAGTAAATTTGGAACACGCACTACTTAAATTATTGAAATACAATGAATGAGAATTATTTAAATATATTAGATCACCACAACCAAGTAGAAACGGGGCATACTGATTTAATGTACTTAGCGGCTATCTATGGAATTAAAGATTATAACTCAGCTTGTTTTATGGACATGCTAAAAGCTATTTGTGTAAGAGCTGCTAAACATAACCCTGAGTATATTGAGAACAATTTTAACGACTTCTTAAATACTGCCTATGCCATATCGGGAGTGCCAAAATCGGAAGTGTAATAGTTGCAAATATGGATGAGAATAAACAACGAAATGCAACATTAAAAAAGGATGCAATGGTTAAGGCGCTAGAAAAAAGTTTAGGCGTTGTAACTACTGCGTGCCGAAATATAGGTATAGATAGAGCTACGCATTACAGATGGTTAGAAGATGACCCCGAATATAAGGCAGCAGTTCAAGCGCTTAGTGATGTAGCCCTAGACTTCGCAGAAAGTAAACTACATTCACTAATTCAAGAGGGCGATACTACAGCTACTATATTTTATCTAAAGACTAAAGGCAAGCAACGAGGATATATAGAACGCCAGGAAGTAAGCACGGAGCTAAAGAGTATTAACATAACAATAGATGGAACTAACATTTAAAGAATACAAATTAAGAAACCAGCTTTTTGTTGGAGCGGTAGCTGATATTATAGGCTTAGATAAGACTATGCAATTAATGAAAGAAGCTAACGAAGTTATGTTAAAAATGCAAGCACATGAGCGACAAGATAATAAGCCTTAAATACTCAGACCAAACGCTAGGCACATACATAGACTTTATG